ATTGATCGAGGCATCAAATTGCATGAGGCTGTCTTGCATCATCTGTACTGAATAGCGTCTTAGGTTGCGCCCAGTTGCATCTCTGCCATAGAGTCTTTGTAGCTTCTCAACCGCTGCCGCCTTTTGTGCCGCTGATCCATTGGCCGCAATATCAACAAGTTTTTGAGCCTCAACCGAATCCGATGAAATATAGATGCCGTTAATAGATTGGCTTAGGTTCTTAACAGACTCATTGAACGCCCTGCCTGTTAATGTGCTTTGATAAACCTCTGTTGCTAGGATGTCTAAATACTCTGCGGCAATCGCCTCAAAGCCTTGGAAGGACAAACGCTGTAACTGAGTAATGACCGATGACTCAACTGCAATAAAATCACCATAGTTTTGGAGCATTGCGAGGGCTGACTCAGATACCTTTCTGTACTGACGAATAGATGCCTGAACCTCGGCTAAATACACCTCATCAATAATGGATCGTATTTCTGATCGAGCCGCTAATGCCCACTCAAGATCAAATAGATTGCCATCAGTTAAAGGGGCTGTTGCCATCAGTTTGGCAACCCTTTCCTCTAACTCTTGCAGTGCTGCGGCTATCCTCTCCTGATGCTTGTCGGCTAAACGATCAAGAAGATCGCTGTATTCACTCTCTGCCGACATTAGAGCGTCAACTCAGGCTCATCATCTGATTCTGTAAACTGCCCCAATATTTGCGTGTTTCCTTCAATCTCTGTATGCGCCTTGGCTAATGCCTCATCATCAAGCACCAGGTCAGCAATCTGCATATCAATGTTCTGCATGAGCGTGACTGAGCGAACACCGCTTGCGCGTATCTGCTGTAAGAAGGTCAATTCCTTATCGTAGTCTCTTAGATCAAAGGCATCTGGATAGGATATTTCCACATCTGGGGTGACATCTTGCCAATCACAGAACAGCACAAATAACTGCTCTTCTGCCAGTTGTAATATGTCAGCCTTTTCCGATAACTTGGCATTTAAAAGCTGAAACTCTGTCTGCATTGCAACGCCTGATTGCGTCATGGCTTGCGTACCACGAACCGCACCCATATGACTCATTCTATTAATGGCCTCGACCTTATCGGTTATCGATGCGCGTACAGCATCTAAATTAGAGCCGCTTGGCTGCATCTGGTAGGGCTTTAACCCTTGATCCATGTCATCAGGTAGATTAATAACTGCCCCCGCCCCTGCACTGGCATCTGTGCCATAGGTCTTAACCAGAGTCGGATGGTTAGATATGCGTATCAACTGCTCGATTTCTGACAACTCTTGATAGATAGCACGTTGCATATAAGCCACATCCGATAGATCTGATATGCCAATGCCTCTAGTAACTGATCGTTGTGCGGGAAGAAACACAGCCGGGATGCGACCCAATGGATTGTCGATCATATCCACTTTCTTTTCCTTACCGTTAGAGGATATATAGGACTCGATTGACTCCTCTGTCCAAACCTTGTAATAAGCCTCTACCTCTGTATCAGAGATGTGCTGTATGCTTTCCCTAACCTTGAGATAGACGAGCTTAAAACGCCCGCTAGGGGTTCTCTCGTACTTCCAATCAAACACGTTTTCAGGGGTAAATAACGTCAGGTAAGGACGTATCTCTTGCGCTAATTCTTCGGCCTTTGTCCCTGCATTAGATTTAGGCTTATCCACCATAACCCAGACATTGCCATAGACACTCGCCCATACTTGCGCTTCACGCATAAAGGTATTGAGTGAGCGACCATCAAGATCGCAATCTTTTAGAAACGGCTCAAGGGCTACGTTATTGGCTAGGGAGTTAAAGGATCGAGTGGGTGGGACGCGCCACAGAAAACTGCTGTAAATGTGGACGATGTTCTTGCAGTGATTGTCCATTGCGGTTAGGTCGATTCTGCGACCATAGGAATCAGCATCTTCGTTGACGTATTTAGTCAGGTAGGAGCCATCACGATAGTCTTGCCCGCCCATGTATGAGCGCAGGTAAAATTCCCAACTATCTTTGTGGTTGTCATATTCTGGTGTTGTGTATTCAATATCTGCCATTAAGTCCACCGCGTAGGCTGTTCAATTTGATAGTCTGTTTTAACTGGAAATAGGTATTCGGTCATATAACCCAACGCATCGTTCATATGGTCATAGCCATCATCTTTGTTTGGTTGGCTAGTCCCTTCTTTGTAGGTCTGACGCTCTAGCGACTTAATCGCTTGCTTGCATTTTTCAGTGAAAAACAGGTGGCGTTCCCCATCCCCAGACTTAAGTCGTGAGTTCACTGCGTTGATGCGATCTCGGACAAGTGGATGGGCTTTCTTGGCCTTAGTCATAAAGCCGGAGTTGTTCAATATAGAGAGGTCTGTGCGACCCCCTGCTGATGTCTTTCTTTGTCTTGCTGCCGGGTCTGGATAAATAATGACCTGCCTGTTGGGATAGCGTTGATGTATCTCTTTTGCCATCTCATCAGTATTAGACCCATAGATCACGATCTCATCGATGCAGATAAGAGTATTGCCTTTACGTTGTGCAACCACTGCACTCATAGGATCAGTGTTAAAGTCCATGCCTATGTGCAGAACACCCCCATCGTCCTCAAACTTAACGACTGAGGAGGCGCGTTCAAAGTTGTAGTAGATTAGCCCTGCATAAGTAACAAACTCAGCGCAGTATTCTTGGTTAAACGTGCGCTCATCCAGATCAGATCGTGCCTGGTCAATCTCACTCTCTGAGACATTGCCACCATCTAAGGTCGTATATTGAAAACTTGCCCACTCATCAGCACCATCGATGCCTTTAGCCCACAAGTCATAAAAGTGGTTGCGGCCTTTAGGCGTACCAATAAAAAGGGCTGAACCCTGCCTATCTGATAAAGATGGCCTGATAACCTCAAACCATGCCTCTGGCCGCATATCAGCGAACTCATCGAGGACAACAAAGTCTAATGCTCGGCCTCTCAGGTTGTTAGGCTTTTCTGCACCCTTTAAGCTAATCACAGAGCCGTTGATCAATCTTAAAGTCAACGAGCTTTCATTTGATTTGACAATGTACTCATCAGGGATGGTATGTATAAGCATATCCCAAGCGATCTCTTTAGCCGCGCCATAAGTCGGTGCTACATACCAACAATTCTTATTCTTTCCAGAGGTTGCCGCTTTAAGTAATTCGGTGACAGATAGATGTGTCTTGCCAAATCTACGCCCTGCCACGCAGTTGCGAAAACGAGAAGGATTACAAAATATCTCACTCTGTGGGGGCGTGAGTCGCATTGCCATCCACAATAATATTAATTGGAGGTATCTCTTGCGCCTCTGGCTGTTCTTCTTTCCATCCACCCTGAGTCTTTAGGTAGAAGATGTTAGCCGCTACGTTGCCCTCTGTGGCTAATTTGACTAGGTTAGAACCCATTGTGCTGATCTGCTTGACCCTGCCTTTTTTATAGGCATCAGATACTTCTGGTTGACGCGACTCAATCGCTCTTAAAGTAGTCTCTGAAATGCCAAAGTAATCAGCAATTTGACCTTTAGTTAATACAGCCGCAAGAGCCTTTAGTTCGATAACTTGGTCATCACTAAAAACGATAGGTGGTTGTCCTCCCCCCTCGCCTTGTCTGCCCTTTTTCATTTCTTATTAATTAAATCTTGAACGGTCTTGGATTCATAGATTCTTAGCCCAAGCCATATAATAGTGAATAGAGATGCCGTTGGTGGTAGCCAAGCGGCAAGAGATAAAACGCCAGTAGAGGCAGCAGCAACATCCATCATATCTTTTCCGTGATCATCCATTTGATTTGGCCTTTGGTTTTGTGGCCTTCTCATACACCCCGTTGTCAAATAAATCGGTCTCAGCCTTTCTTCTCCTGGTCAGCCCGGCAACCGCCTGTTTACCAACCTTGTCCCACCGTATAATCTGTTCTGATACCTTATCCAGTTCACCTGAATTGATCACTTGGAGCATCGTACTCGCCCTTAAGTTTCCGCAACCTAGATTGAAACACCAAGATACAATGGCATCCCACTGAGATTGATTAAGATCAACCGTGATTAGCCGCTTAACATGAGTCTCAACCATCTCTATGTCCGCAGATAAAAGAGCATCAGCCTGTTTCTTACTGATTTTGTCACCTTCCACGACCCCACGAGTGTGACCACAGCCAATCGTCCAAACATCGCCAGAGCATTGATACGCCTCTAGCTTGCAACCTTCAAAATGCTTAATAAATTCTTTGCCTTTGTCCGATGTTTGCATATCAGCCTCACGAATAGTTTGGCTGACGCACGACTATAAGGGAGTTGGTCGCTTCAAACCGTCAGCACAGGTCGCTCAAAAGAGCCGCCTAAAAACGAAAAAACCGCCAATTAAGGCGGTAAAAGAGGGGGAGTCAGCCGAACAAGCTAGGGGTACGGCCACTGTAGATAATTGTTTCATACTTTGTCAGGACTGTCAATACATACAGTGGTTATTTATACAGTAAAAGTGTGTCAGTAGTATTGTTGGTACGGTGTCAAGGACACAAAGTGCAACCTTTTGTCCGCTTTTAAAAATAATTACAAATAATACCCTCATCAGGTGACATAATGTCATATAATTACTACATCAAGACATTAACTAAAGGGAAATAAAGTGATGGAAGATAAAGAATTAATCGAAAAAGCGATGGAGAAAAGCGAATGAAAAAAATTATAGCTTACACGGCGTCGTTTATCCATTTTGTGTTGTCCACAGTACTTATACTGGTAGTAGGCTCACCCATATATGTTGGGGTTTGGATTCTTTATGACACCTTTCCTTGGAATACCGAGGCTTACGACTGGTTTCTTGCGTCAATTATGCTTTTAACATTCGTTATTTTCTTCAAGGTGGGAGGGCGGATTGCAACATTTCACCTAGATTGGATACATAAAAAGGAGAAGAGTGATGCAGATTTATAATCATGAATATAAAGTTACCGGATTTACACAAAAAGTAGTTAGGTGTTGTGGCAAGATCGTCCCTAACCCTAATAAGTTGTTAATGTGCGACCCTCCCAAAAAAGAATACCGATGCGATACTTGCGGGTCTGTTAAAACTTTAGGTTACGAAGAAGCTAACGGAGGGTATGACGTGGAGTTTGTCAGAGAGACTCTTGCTGAAAACGAACTGGAGAAAGGCGATTTTCAGCAAGAAAAAACAAGGAGGCAAGCGAATGACTAGATTAATAGATATGATGACGGAGGTAGAGTTAAGCAGTAAGGTGCTAGAGCTTTTCTCTGGTTCTCCTTGTTTGGAAAAAGGGTGGAAGCGTACCAGTGATTTGAAACAAGGTCTAGAAGCACTCTTCGCACCTGTACTGAAACAGCAATTAATGAAATTGCTTTACCATTAACATCAATTTTAATTTTATAAAAATGACTAATTCTGAATTTAAAAAAGCCCGACAACAGTTGGGCTTAACTCAATTACAGCTTGCAGAAAAGCTAGGTCTAACCAATAGGCAGATCATTAGGCTTGAGCAAGATCACCCCATCCAAAAGCAGACAGCACTAGCAATGAATCAACTTGTCACTCTCGCAAGCCTTGATGAATAGCTTGGCTAATATCTGAATCCATCACGGCATACTCCGATAGTAAAATAGTGAGTCGGGGTTGCCATACTTTTTCTGAGCGCCATCGGGAAACACCTAATATTTTCTCTAACTTTCGGATGCTTAGTTTCTTTTCGCCCTCACCACCACAAGCAGGGCATTGTATCAATTCACTGTCTGATTTAACTTGACCCACTCCGTGGCATTTGGGGCATTTATTAGCACCGATAGCCAACCTTAATGCAACGAGTCCAAGTAGATCGGGAACGCGCTTAGATTCGCTTGGAAGGCGTTTAAAGTGGTGTTTACGAGCCATTAAGACAGCTAGGGTGTTTAATTCTTGTCTTGAACTGTCATCAAGTGAAAACTTAGCCAAACCGAACAGATATGTGTGCCTATCTAGGGCAGTGAGGCAAGCCGCCACATCACTGGCTGAGATTTTAGAGCCAGATGATCCTCTGATGGATGCAAGCGGGGGACTGCCTGCGGATAACATTGCCATTAATTCACTCATGCTCATTTAACCAATTTGCAAAATCAACAAGATAAAAACCGATCCAGACAAATAATGTTGCAATTAAAACAACAAAAAGGCCGATCAATGTTGCAATTAAAAGAACAAAAAGGCCGATCAAGGCAATCGGGAGCGCCACCAAAAAGCGCAAGAGTCTAATCATCAGACATTGCAGGGTTGTGCGCCATGACTTCTTCTTCACTGGGCGGCAGTTTCAGCACTCTAACAGTCACCTCATCGCGCAACGACAACAAAGCGTTGTGCCTGACATCACCCTTGGCCGTTGCCATGATGTTCCAGTATTTCTTTTGTAAATCAAACCAATCGTTATCAATACATGAATTAAAATCAGCCTCAAAATCAATCATCGTCTGCACTCCAGAATCAATTTTTCCATTTCGCCAGTAATCAGCATTTTTTTGCCCACGCGGTTTAAAAACTGCAAAGATCGAGCAACGGCCTCTTTTAGCTCCTCGCTCTTATCATCGCCCTTGATGCTGATAGATATGTCAACACCGCCTTTTTTTTCCCTGTATCCTAAATCCATATTTCGCCCTCTTGCCGCTCCTTTGTTTTCATTGGCGCTCCCCCTCAATTCGATCAGGGTTAATAATGACCCGGCTGTCCTCGCCATATTCTTCTGAAAGAACCACGCAAGTCATTGAGCGAGATGAGCCAAACCCTGAACCTGAATGCCACGCATCTGGTGCAGCCAACACGTTCCACTGCTCAAACATCATCCCGCCAATTTCTTTGGCCTCTTTATGATGAAGATGCCCCAACCACCCAAAGCGATATTTTGATCTGCCCCACTCAACTGCTAGTTTCCGGGTAACTGACTCATAGATTCGTTGCGGGTTTATTTTGTCTCCGTGATGGGTAACAATCAGAGAATTGCCAAACTCAAGGTGCGTAAACTTATCGTAGTTATCAGGAATCGTGACGCGAGGATCATCGGCAAAGTACATTTTCAACGCCTCGTTTAACCACAGAGCCGCATCAGGGTCGTGATTACCTCTAACATTTAAAACAGTGACAACCTCATGCTTTTGCAACAGCCGAACAATTAACCGCTTGACCAGGTTAATGCCCATTCTCACTGTTCGCCCATAACGGCCATCAGAATCTAAAGGCGTTCCAGAACCTGTTTCACTTTTAATATTATTACTGTGGAAAAAATCGCCAAGATTAACCAAAAGGCCATGCCGAGAATCAGGACTGCGAGCCACGAGAGAATCGATAGCACTTTCCAATATATTAACGCCAATGTCAGTGTCATAACTATCCTCTCCTGTCTGTTTTGACCATGCGTACATCCCTAAATGATGATCGCCAATCATGTAACAATTCATTAATTTATCTACGGTATCCGCAGGCTTTGGAATGGGCTTGTGTAACCCTTGCAATTCGTCTTTTAAGCCATCCCTAAAGTCCTCAAGCATTGCCTCAAGATCAAACTTTTCTCGCTCCTGACGAACATACTGGCCTTGCAAATTGCCCTCACCGTCATAACGGCTAGTAACAAATTTAGCGTTGAATCCTTCCATCGTGCGATGGTTGACATCCCGGTGGGGAGCAACCCCATTGGCCGCTGCTTTTTTCTCAACGCCTTTAATTGCGTTTCTGACGGTACTTCTTGATACTCCTAGCGCGTTTGCCGCTAGTTGTTTATTAGGATATTTAATCACCGCCTCAACAATTTCCAACTGTCGATCTGTGCAAAACTCTTTGAGATGTTCCATTTTTAAGCCCCGATCCTTTCTGAGTGAAATTTAATCTGCTTTTTAAAATCCGCTTTAATATCTGCAACCTCTGGCCTGTTGTATTTCTTGATATTTCTTGACAGCACCTCTAACTCGTCAACACCCTTCTCGCCATACATTTCAACCATGTATCTCCTGTATTGAAGAACCCCGCCTGTTGTTTTCATTTTGAAACAGTTACATCCAGAGCATTGAGGATGGACGTTCTCAACCGTCAGCTTTGTTGCTATTCTTGAACGCTCAAAAAAATGACCACCCTGCATTTCATCGTTCCACTTTCTGGTCACGCCACAGGTCACGCAACTCACCATTCCATTCTCATCTGCGGCTTTTAGTCGCACCAGTTTCTGTAAAAGCACCGCTGCCTTTTCAACCTCTTGAGCAATCGTTGGCGGTTTTTTCTTTGCCATCACTTCCACCTGCTATGCTTTTGAATGCCACCGCAATTAGCACAAACCACCTCAACCAAACTGGGCTTGATCGTGTACGCACAACGGCAATGTTTCTTAAACTTTGTGTTGTAAACTTTGTAAGCCTTTTTACATAACCCAAGCAGTCGCACCTTGACCATTAGCAAAGGCCAATAAATTTTCGTTAGGTAAAATACTTTTAAACTAATCACAACTCTATTCCCTGCAATCTAGGATCAGTCAACTCATAACGACTGCCCATCACTGCCTGAAAGTGATTCATAAACTCGCTCATCTCTGGGTTGGTCATCAAAGAAGTCACAGGCAGATATTCCATAAACGCAACCTTTTCCTCATAGTCTGGAAAGGCGTGAACCAACTTCATCCAAGTGGTATTAAACTTTTTATGTTTCCGCATAATGGGAACGCCCCACTTCAATTTAGCGAGGCACTTAATTTGCTCTGGCGTATACTCTCGACCCTGTTCAGCGCAGTCCGCATACCACATATGCGCTAGACGATTAATGGCGTGAGATCGCTTTTCTTGCGCGTCTGTAATAGTGACCAGGATAGGTTTGTTAAGAGATGTCTCGATGCTGCGAATGCTTTTTGCTAACTCATCTCTCTGATGATCGTTAACAATTCTCACCGGATATCTCAATAAGCCAAGTTCACTCATCGCGCCACCTTACAAATCTCGATCACTTGGGCATTACGGTTTTCCCAATTCCTAACCGTATGCTCAGATAAGACGCAAAGCGCACCACCTCTCTCGCAAATATAGGCATCGTCACCCATCGAGTTGATCAACTTGACCCTTGCTATTGCGTCATCAATGCTCAAATCAACCTCCGCTTTAGCCATCCGGCAGAAAACTTTTCAAGCGTTGTTTCGCAGACACTTTCAGGACGCACCGCTTTGGATTTTCTTTTAAATAAATATTCCGTAAAATCACGCTGATTGGATAAGCGATTGCGAATCGTATGCTCGTTTCCACCGGATCGCGCAATGATCTCGTTCTTGGTGTAAGAACAACCAAATGTGAATCGAGAATCATCACCTAAGAATTTATATTTGTTCGGCAATTTTGGATCACCCATCGAATAAACCTCTCAACTCTGCAATGCCCTTTTTTGCAAATTCTTTTCTCTCTGCCGCTGTACAGGTTGGCAATTCAGCAACATAGGGCTTATGTGCCAACGTCCCTGCCGACCCAGTAAACACGCCCTCGTTAGTCAACAAGCCGATGATTGCGTCGATGTCAGGCCAACTGAAACGATCATTGCCTGCCCTTTTTTCCTTGTGTACAAGATCAAATGCCTCTGCCATCTCCTCTCGACTAAACTTTGCAATCTGTTTACCAAACTCTCTTCTAGCTAGACTTAAACTCTCAGCATCAGGCCACTGGCTTTGCATCTTTGCCGTACCATAGGTGTTTTGAAGTCGCATAAAAAAATAAGCAATCGCATCTTTATCATCATCACTAAAAGTTTGTAGCTTTCCTGTAGTCGTAGAGACCTGAGGCGTAGTCACTTCTGCGCTCTGTAGCAGATTGTTTATTTGCATTTTCTTTGCTCCATTTTTTTTCATTGCTTTCCCACCGCCTGAATGCGCCTTTCCAATCTTTCATC